TGGTCGGGCACCAGAGGCAAGGACTTAGCCTCAAAATGGCCTTCCGGCCATCAAAGGAGTCACACGGACTATAACCAAGGCCCGTGGGAATCCCACTGTGTCACGGGTATCTTTACAGATACCCGATAGTGATGATTTCCCGAAGGGAAACCATCACCTCTCCACGTTGGTTGCTTAGATTTCTCGAGTTGATCGAGAGACCTAAGCAATCTGCCAACGCCATCAGGATTAAGGTTACGCTTGATGTTAGTGTAACCCCGACCTAACCAAGCCTGGTACCTTTTTGACCATTGTGGTTTGCACTCATCAAAATCACCGATGAGAGCAATATCACCGTAGCCATCAGGTATACCAGGTTTCCGTCTTCCCTTCGGAAGAAGAGAGACGGTAAAGTCGTAGACTGGTTTGAGAAGCGGATCAAGTCCGTAAGATAGTCGAGACCATCTTCGGACCGAATTCGCAAACCAAATCAATCTATCCTGAGATTCTACCTTATCTCTAAGGTAGAATGGAGTGACGTCGACGCCTCGGAAGAAATGTTTACCACATGACTCCCGAAACGGACCGTTTACAAAGGTTTTCTTTTTGTTCACTGTAAATCCAGCGAACTCAAGAATCCAAATTAGCGGCCCTGCTGCGAACGAGGAACAGATAATATCGTCCCCGTAAACAGCTAGTCGACGATCCTGTACGGAGAACAGTTCAATCACTGATTGAGCGAGAGCCCAAAAAAGTAAGGACTCAAGCTCAAAGGTGAAACCATTCCCCATACTGGATACCTTTTGGTAGGAGATTAACCCACCATCAGGTAGAGTGCCTCTGGGCGACCGCGTTTGCTCTATAGCGGAGACCCAGTCAGAGGGCATCAGGTAACGTACCAACTCCAAGGAAACGGAGTCTGATGCGCTACTTAAGTCAATTGTTGCCAGAGAGTTATCAAGACTCCCAATGGCAGCTAATGACTGATTTCTCGATTGATCATCTAAATCAATCGAGACCCTCTTAAGACGACCTCGAATGATCCCACCGATACCTTTTTGGAGAAACATATTCAAAGAAGGTTCGATGGCAATCACCCGATCCGTCAAGGCACTCTTTGGCACAGTGACAACCTTGTTACCAGGAACAACCCCAAAGAGATCTTCTCCCTCGGGATTGTCAAGTATAGTCTCTGAAGTTAGGAAACTATACCAAGCTGGTACGCGTTTAACTGCGACCAGTCCTAGATCAAGGGCTGCCTTCGTTGTAGTGGGGTGGCTATCCCCATATTTGAAGTACGCATCACCTTTGCGACGGGACAGGTGCACAGATGCACCCGGACCGAAGCCAAAGTGCTGTTCAGCCTCGTTCCAGTTAAATGGACCGAGCAACGAACGGATTTTTAACTTTGCCAGTTCAAATACTGACAAAGGGGTACGATGAGAGTAAATACTCCCAGGTACCTCCGTCGTTAGACGAAGATTCGTCGCAGAACAGAGGCTTTCAGCCTGTGTGAACTTCTCAATCGCAACAGCCTGACGATCGCAATCCATCAGCAAGTAAGGATACTTACTGAAGAGAGAAACCGCCAAGTAATCACGACGGAAGAGCTCACAGTCGTCATACGTGGAAGGATCAATTTCCGTCCGCGCAAGACGTTCGTGAAACGTCGGATGTTTTAAGTCCGAACGTAAACGAAGACTGAGATCAGTAGCCAAGCATTCAAAAACAAGGCTACCGAGTTCCCAAGTCGTACTTGCAAAACAACGGTTCCCGAAACTACGTTTCTTGGATCTCATAGGATACTCCTGGTGAGGTGGACAGATCTTACCGGCCATTACTCTTGAAACTGCCGGTCGGACTGATGGAACTCTACGGATTAACCGTAAGAGGGATCCAAGTTACCGACCGCGGCAGTGAATGGAGCGGCTGCAACCAAGCTCTGAATTCGAGCAAGGAGATCTGCCCGTTCCGTTGATGTCGATGCTGAGGGTACCCACACAGATATCTGGACCGTAGAAGTACGGAGCAGAGTACCTGCGCAAGCGCATTCAGAATCGGCTGCTTGCACGATAGGGAGGTTCAATCCGAAGGTAATCCGGTTGACCGCCCCGTCACTCGGTGTGACAAACTTCTCCGTGAGGTAAGAGAAACTATTTCCCGTACCACCGGACCTGTTTGCCCACGTCGAAACACCATTATTGGTGCCCGACGGTGCGTAAACCACGCTATTAAGCGTGACGTTAGCCTGTTGTGCCAAGGAGAATACTCCTGTCGTGAAAGATTAACGGAAAGCACTTGATAGAAGGGCTAGGCCCTCAGCTATATGGGTGCTCGTGAAGGGATTTTTGAAGTGGGGGAGCCCTACCCCAGGTTGGGAGCTATAAACCGTACGAATGAAGTTCTTCGACCGGTAGGAACCCAAGTCCATAGGACCTGTGTATACCCATCCGGGACGAAAGTTCTTCAGCGTATAGTAATACCTCCCAGTCACAGTAGTGACGTCACTCCTAGTTCCCGACTTAAAACGCCAGCCTAAGCCGGCGTCCCAAGTAGAGAGCCAGTTGCCGATAGGTAAAAACCAGTCGACAACAAAGGAGAACTTCACTTCCTCCCAGACTAAGTCAATTGGGTTGGTTAAGCCCAACGAACTTAGGGAAACCAGAAGAGGATTCTCTAGATAATAATAGAGAACCACCTTCGTTAACCATCGAGTAGTATACTCGATAGCAGTCTGGTTTTCACCAGGGTTAAACGGAAAGCCCGAATTCCTGAGGGTCACATCATTTTCTTGACCGGTCATAACGCCAACTACTTTGGCGTCATAGGCCTTATCAAGAGTTTGAAGTGACGAACAGGAACTTAGAACATCGGACATTCCTGGTTTCCACCCATACTGAAGTTTTATCCACTCGTCTGGCACACCGTGCCATTCGTTGCGGATACCGTTCTTAATGACTTGTCCCCAAAGTTTCGGGGATTTTCGCCGAAAAGAGCGGACGGTAGAGGCAATACGTTCAACCGTCTCAGTGAGAAGATTGACCGACTGTCTCCACTCGTAAACATCAGCTGCCAGATTCACATCTTCATTCTTCAGTTGAAGAAGTGCTCTGGTCACTGCACCATCGGAGATCCATGAAGGAACTCCAGAGGGAGTGTCGCCGAGATTTACAAGAGTAGAACTACCACCGTGGCCGGTTTGCAACCAGCCATCGGTGAGGTCAGCTCGTGTATACTCGACTTGCAGTGCAGGGTCCATCCGGGCCTTGTGGATGAAATGGGACCAATTGGAAGGATTTCTCCAACCAGTTGAGTCTACAGGTCGGTTGACTGATACAGGCCGGGTCTCGCGATCCCGCGCATAGCTGTAATTGTTACTTGACCATGAGGTCCAGTGACCATTAACAAGCCTATACGTAGGAAGCACTTGACTGGTCGTAACAGCAACGTTAACTGCAGGTGTAGACACACTCCAAACTCCAGCAAGGGATTGACTGCCCACCCAAGAGGGAGAGCATAGTACCGCTTACGCGGGCCTATTGCTCCCCCTCTCGG